CACTCAAGCGGGTCTGAGGGGCTGTAATGTCCATCCAATCCCTCCGCACCGCATACACACTGCATGTCCTGCGCGCCTCACTGGGTGGGTTCAAAGCCCTACCCCTCGCACAATTCGCCCGTTTGTCCGGGTTTGTCTGTAACCTGTAACCGTAACTTTTGGAGTAACTAATCATGCAAGCTATCCGCACCCGCTACATCGGCCCCACGAATACCCGTGACTCACGCATCCAAGCCAAATGTGAGGCCAAGACTATCTATATGTCATATGACCACGCATTGAACATTGACGAGAATCACATGGTCGCATGTCGCAAGCTGGCTGATTCATTGGGATGGGGCAATGGTCCGTACAACACCATGCACGGCGGCTCATTCGGTAACGATATATATTGGGTGTTCTCTGCACCTTGGACTACTCTGGAGCTGACGAAATGAAAACTATTGAAGCATATCAATGCGCAGATGGTCTACTGTTTGACGATGAGGGTAAAGCGTCACACTGGATGCACGGATTCCGGGGTTCAATGGCCCCAATGACCTGGTTACCATGTGTCCGGGATCAATTGACCCCAGTTAAGGGTAGAACTCCATGCTGTGTTGGGTACTGGTGCCGTGCTCACGCTGTGCCTTGCTTGCGGGAATCCGGCGCTTTGAGAATCAGGGGGTGGGGGAGGGCCGACGGGTCTGGGATTCTGGTGGTATGGACCCGGAAACAAAATTCACTACTTCCAGACACCTTTTAAAAATAAATCTGTGATATAATTTTTTTTATTTTAGGAGCGGTCATGAAGTGGTTCAGCATCCAAGGTTTCCAGAAGCTATATGAGGTCTCCGAATCAGGAGATGTACGCAATGCGAGAAGTCATAGACTGATACCCCGTAAATCTGGGGCGTATACCCTATGCGTGAACGGTGTGCCGATCAGGATCAAGGCGTCCGATATACAACCCGTCGAACACAGTGAACCGGAGGGTCCGATTCATATAATCAGAACGCACAATACGACACTTGAGAAGATTCAGGCATACCCTTGGTGGACTCAAGGTGCGTCATATCATTCGTATCTGGGCGATGCTGGTGAATCACTCGTCTGTGTGGAGTTACTTGTGCGAGGGATTAAAGCCGCCTGCAACATCATGGCTGGGGCACCTTATGACATAGTGGCTGATTTCGGACGGGGCATCGTGTTCACCATTCAGGTCAAAACTACATCGGGTCCGTGTTCTAGTAAGAACTCCAGAACCCCGGGATACCGTTTCTCATCCACAGCAAACTCAAAGAATGCGTGCGACATCTTTGCATATGTCGCAATGGATAACAGGAGAGTCGTGTTTGAAATGGCCGACAGGCTCACTGATTCACACTCTAGAGGGTTTAGTGTGGACGACTTCAACCGACGATCCATAACCTCTCTTGACGAGGTGTTGCTAAAGATGTACGACAGGGTGTCGGAATTACCCGATTGGATGAAACAGCCTCTCTAAGATACAATGACACCACTATCTACATAGGCGTGGCATACCCATCGTGAAAGAACCCTACATCGTCACCCCGGTACCGGATTGGCTGACAACCCCGGACCCGACTGCTACCCGCTCATCCCTCTCGGACTTCCTACAGGACGGCCCTGCTCGGGAGCAACGGATGGAACTCGTGCGTCAGATGCGCCACGCTGAGTTTGAAGCCGCATTTGAAACCACACTCGATAAGCTGACACAGGGCATGTCCCTGAACCGGATCATCAAATCGGACTTCCGGGAACTCGATGGTGGCAAGTTCATGTCGTGGATCAAGAAGGATCAGAAGCGCCTAGCCCGGTACTACGAGGCACTGGAGATTGGGGCTGAGATTCTGGCAAGTCAGGTTCCCGAGATTGCAGAAGGGATTGGGGACGACGGGAACCCGGTCATGGAGGACTTCAATCGAAGCAAGCTCAGGATCGACTCGATCAAGTGGCAGGTGGGCTACATGAACCGCAAGCGCTTCGGGGAAACCAAGACCCTTGAGGTTGTGGGCAATATCAGCGTCACCGATGCCCTACGGGACGCCAATGCACGGGTAATGGAGGCGCAGCTTGTGGACATCTCCGACGCTCAGTACCGACTAGAGGACCGCTCCGATGCAGAAGATTAAGTACACCCCGGAGGAGGAGCAGGTACTGATGACTCAGTTGTGGAGTCCGCAGATCGCGGACAACCCGGAGTCGTTCGTCCTGTTCTCGTTCCCGTGGGGTCAGGAGGGGACACCTCTCGCCAAGTTCAAGGGTCCGAGGAAGTGGCAGCGCAAGGTACTGCGGGACATTGGCACCCACATCGCAGCCAACAAGGGTCAGCTTACTATGGAGGCGCTGCGTAAGGCGGTAGCGTCTGGTCGGGGGATCGGCAAGAGTGCCCTCGTGTCGTGGCTGATCCTGTGGATGCTGAGTACTCGGATCGGGTCCACGGTGATCGTATCGGCCAACAGCGAGAACCAGCTGCGCACGGTCACATGGGGTGAGTTGACCAAGTGGACGACGATGGCGATCAACGCCCACTGGTGGGAGATCAGCGCGACCAAACTGGTACCGGCGCAGTGGATCACGGAGTTGGTGGAGCGCGATCTCAAGAAGGGTACCCGGTATTGGGCTGCTGAGGGTAAGCTGTGGAGCGAGGAGAACCCGGACAGCTATGCCGGTGCCCACAACATGGACGGGATGATGGTGATCTTTGACGAGGCCAGCGGTATCCCGGATGCGATCTGGAGCGTGGCGGCGGGTTTCTTCACTGAGAACGTGCTGGATCGGTACTGGTTCGCATTCTCGAACCCACGGCGCAACACGGGGTATTTTTTCGAGTGTTTCCACGCCAAACGGGACTTTTGGGACGGTGATCGTATCGACGCCCGGACGGTGGAGGGTACTGACAAGGCGATTTACGAGCAGATCATCGCGGAGCACGGTGAAGACTCGTCCGAGGCCATGGTTGAGGTGTACGGGGAGTTCCCGAGCACCGGGGAGGATCAGTTCATCTCGCCCATGACCGTGGAGGATGCGTTCCGTAGGCCAGCGTACAAGGACCCCGGAGCGCCCACGGTCATGGGGGTGGACCCGGCGCGTGGTGGGGCTGACTATACCGTGATCGTGGTGCGCAAGGGGCGCGACATCGTGGCGATCAAGCGGTACAAGGGCGAGGACACTATGGAGGTGGTGGGTCGGGTAATCGACGCCATTGAGGAGTTCCGGCCCGATCTGACCACAATCGACGAGGGTGGGCTCGGGTACGGCATCCTAGATCGGCTGACAGAGCAGAAGTACAAGGTCCGGGGGGTTAACTTCGGCTGGAAGGCCAAGAACCCCAAGATGTACGGCAACAAACGTGCTGAGATGTGGGGTGCGGTGAAGGACTGGCTCAAGACAGCCAGCATCCCGACTGATCGGGGGCTTAAGTCGGACCTGACAGGGGCCCGAAAGAAGCCAGATTCGTCGGGAACCATCTTCCTGGAGAGTAAAAAGGACATGAAGGCACGGGGGTTGGCATCACCGGACGCGGCTGATGCGCTGGCCGTGACGTTTGCGTTCCCAATGGCCCACCGGGAGAACGTATTGCGCAAGGAGACTCGTAAGAGTTATACTCCGGGCATGGTGACAACCTCATGGATGGGGGCTTAATGGCTGATAAGCAGTATTCGTGGACTCCTGATGTACGCAAACAGCGTATCCTCAAAGCGGCATCCGAGTCCCCGGAGTATCAGCAACTATCCAATTATCTGATTTCTCGGCGTGCGATGCCTGAGATGAACATGAGTGCAGCGCTTGGTGAGGGCACCAATGGTGAGTTTGCATACCCTGGCCTATTCGTCAAAGATGTGCCGGATCGTGGGAAACTGTCAATCAATTGGCGTATACCTGAGGATGGCGCAACTCGAACACTTACTCATGAAATGACGCATGCCGCTCATCGACAATGGGGTGAGCAGTATCTAGAAATCTCACGCAAGATTCGGAACGCGCCAGATACGGTTACGCCGGATGAGCGTAGACTATATGACGCGTACTCCAAGTTTTATGGCGATGGTGCTTATGGTGTTGATGCGCTGAAAGCCCTCGCCCCTGCTTGGGGGAAAGAGGAGGATGCTTACAGAGCGTCGAATGATGAGATCAGACCATTTGGTGTGGGTAACATGCAGCAGCAAAACACACCTACCCGGTCAGCCCCTCCCCATGTTGACGCTACCGCAGCCACAGAGGCGATGATATTGAATGAGTTGGCAACACGCGTACAAGCACCTAATTACAATAGAATGCGTACAAGATGAGCGATAAAGACAAAGACATCCTCGCCACCGCCCGTAGTCGCATGACTATGGCGATTTCGGCTCTTTCGGACTCCCGAGAGGACGAGTTGGACGACCTGCGGTTCTACGCGGGTAGCCCCGACAACCAGTTCCAGTGGCCTGCCGATGTGCTGTCCACCCGTGGCTCGATCCAAGGGCAGACGATCAACGCTCGCCCCTGCCTGACGATCAACAAGCTCCCCCAGCACGTTCGCCAAGTCACCAACGATCAGCGCCAGAATCGACCATCAGGCAAGGTGATCCCTGCTGACGATGTGGCTGACCCAGAGGTTGCTGAGATTTTCCAAGGCATGGTGCGACACATCGAGTATGTCTCGGATGCAGATGTTGCCTACGATACGGCTTGCGAGAATCAGGTGGCGTTCGGTGAGGGGTACTTCCGTATCCTGACTGAGTATTGCGATGCCAACTCGTTTGACCAAGAGATCAAGATTGGGCGCATTCGCAACAGTTTCTCGGTCTACATGGACCCGATGATTCAAGACCCTTGTGGTGCGGACGCGCAATGGTGCTTCATCACTGAGGATTTAACCAAAGCGGAGTACGAGCGCCAGTTCCCCAATGCGAACGGGGTATCCGGGCTCCAGTCTCTGGGTGTCGGGGATCAATCCCTGTCACAGTGGATGTCCGAGGGCACAGTGCGGGTTGCCGAGTATTTCTACATCGAGCACACTGCCGCCACATTGAACCTGTACCCTGGCAACATGGCTTTCATCGAGGGTACACCCGAGGATAAGCAGTACAAACTGGTATACGGGAAGCCGAAAAAGTCACGAAAAGTCGATCAAAAGCAGGTAAAGTGGTGTAAAACCAACGGTTTTGAGATTCTGGAAGAAAGCGATTGGGCTGGTACTTACATCCCCGTGATCCGGGTTGTGGGCAATGAATTCGAGATTGAAGGCCGGTTGTACGTGTCGGGCTTGGTGCGCAACGCCAAGGATGCCCAGCGCATGTATAACTATTGGGTGTCCCAAGAGGCCGAGATGCTGGCGCTGGCACCCAAGGCTCCGTTCATCGGCTACGGTGGTCAGTTTGAGGGCTATGAGACTCAGTGGAAAACCGCCAATACTCAGAACTGGCCCTATCTGGAGGTCAATCCTGACGTTACAGACGGTCAGGGTGCCACGTTACCGTTGCCGCAACGGGCACAGCCTCCGATGGCGTCGAGTGGGCTGTTGCAGGCCAAGATGGGCGCCTCCGAGGACATTAAGAGCGCCACGGGGCAGTATGACGCGAGTCTCGGTGCCCAGGGCAACGAGCGATCCGGTAAAGCCATTCTTGCCCGTCAGAAAGAGGGCGACACGGGGACATACCATTATGTGGATAATCTTGCCCGATCTGTGCGCTATGCTACTCGTCAACTGGTGGAACTTATCCCCAAAATCTACGACACCGCCCGAGTTGCCCGGATTCTCGGAATCGACGATGAACCTGGAACCGTGAAGATCAACCCGGATCAGCAAGAACCCGTCAAGAAGATCATTGACCCGCAGAACCCGGAGATCATCATTGAGAAAATCTACAATCTCGGCGTGGGTAAGTACGATGTTGTGGTTACTACTGGCCCCGGATACGCGACCAAGCGCCAAGAAGCGCTCGAAGCTATGGCGCAGTTGTTGCAGGGCAACCCTGAGTTGTGGAAGGTTGCGGGTGATCTATTCGTCAAGAACATGGATTGGCCGGGTGCTCAGGAGATGGCGAAACGCTTTGCCAAGACCATTGACCCGAAGCTGATGCAGGACACCGACGAGACACCCGAGATGCAGGCCGCGAAGCAGCAGATCGAAGCAATGGGTCAGGAGATGGAGCAGATGCACACCATGCTCCAGAACGTGTCCAAGTCAATGGAGATGCAGACCCTGGAGAACGACAAGTTCAAGGCCGATCTGCAAGCCTACGACTCCGAGACAAAGCGGCTCACTGCACTCTCAGGTGCTGCTGCTGCGGCTCCCGTGTCAGCCGACATTCAACTCGTAGTCAAGCAATACATCCGGGACATTCTTGCAGAAGGTCTGCCCGAGAGTGACGAGCCTGTATCTATTGAAGAGGGTGAAATGGAAGTCGCCCGACCACCTCAACAACCCATGACCCAAGGATAAATCATGATTGACATTCTGAACCCACTCGCTGACACCCAATTCGCCGCAAAGAACGTGGCCTACACTGGCACTGCTGGTTCCACGGGTACGTACCCAGCAGGCCCTCAGGCTGTCGCAGTCTGGTCTGATTCCGCGTCATACGTGCTGGTTGGTGAGGGTGTGACAGCTACCGCCACCAACGGCACACCGATCCCTGCGAACACTCGGGTGATCTTCAAGGTTCCTCAGGGAACTGGTGCCCCGTGGCGCGTGAGTGCGATTCAGGTGGCCGCTGGCGGCACTGTGTACGTCAAACCGATCAACGCTCAATAAGAGGTCCGTTCGTGGCAAATGTAAAAATCTCCCAACTGCCAGCGGCGACACTACCACCAGACGGCACGGAGTTGATCCCTGTTGCCCAGTCCGGGATCACCGAGAAGATGACCGTGGATGGGTTGTTGACTAGGTTAACCGCCGCTCCCCCTCCTATTGGGACAACTACTTCAAACACTGCGAACTTCAGCACCTTGAAGGTCAACCTCACGACACCGATCACCGGGGTATCATTTGAGGTGCAGGGTACGCAGGACTTGTTTAAGTTTTCGGCTGACAACTTGTCACAGTCTGTGCGGTTCTTCAAGTCGCGTGGGACCGCCCTCGCACCTTGGACAACCTCTGTGAATAATGGGGATGCGCTTGGAGTGCATGATTTCTATGGGGCGGATGGTCTGACCCCTCGTATCGCAGCCCGTATCGCCTCGTTTGTAGACGGTACGCCTGGGACTGGCACATCCATGCCGGGAAATATCGTACTCTATACCACTCCTAATGGGTCTACAACCCTCACTGAACATGCACGGTTGACCAATGCTGGGAAGTTCGGATTCAATAAAACTACTCCGACATCCGCAGTCGATACGACCAGTTTCGGAACGAATATGGTCACCAACGTTGGCGCGACTTATACGGTGTTGTCCTCCGACCACACGATCATTCAGACGACAGCGGCCTCCACTTACACGCTGCCTGATGCCGCCTTGTTCACAGGGCGCGTGTTGCAAATAGCTACCCATTTCGGAGGTGCTGTCACATCGGCATCCTCAAACGTGGTCCCCCTCACAGGGGGTTCTGCTACCAATGTCATCCTCGGATCGACTGATGGCAGCTTCGTGACGCTCCAGTCGAATGGTACGAATTGGGTAGTCACCGCTAAGAGTGAGAACTCCGGTGTTATTAATGTCAAAGACCTTGGTGCAATTGGGGACGGTGTAGCCGACGATACGGTTGCTATTCAGGCTGCACTGACTTTGGGGGGAACGGTGCTCCTTCCGTCTGGCACCTACAAGATTACAACCAGTCTCACGATGACATCTGGCGGTCTGATTGGGATGGGTGCCTCTGAGTCCGTCATCACGATGGCGTCTGCCGCACTACCGGCCATAATAATAGCAAATGGTGCCGTAGGTTTGACCATTTCTGACCTACGGGTGACCCGTAGCATTGCAGCAACTGCTGGTGGGCACGGTATCAGCAGTCTAGGCAACGTGGTGAGTCGGTGCAATATCGAGCAAATTACTCTTGACGCCCACTGGTACGGATTAGCCTTGGGTCCGACTGATTACGGCCATGTTGGATTTGTCCGTACTGAGAGCAATTACAGCCACGGTTTGTACATGACACATTCCGCTGCTGTGGGAACGCTCCAGTGGGTGCTTGAGCAGAACCTTGCACAGTTCAATGATGGTTCTGGGTACTACGTGGAGGCTACTAGTGCTGGCGCGGTCCCCTCTGTATCGATGGGCACTTGGACGGGGACCACAGGTTATGCCAACACCCAGTACGGAATTGCTTTTGTGGGAGTTGCTACGAGCAGTATCAACGGCATCCGACTGAATGGTGGATTCATTGGTGACGATGGCATCGCTGGAATCTATTTCAGCACCCATGGGTATCAACACACAATTAACGACATTTTCCAAGAGCGATCCGGTGCAACGGGTACTGGTCGCGGGCAGGCAACCGCAGCCACGAACACCGGGGTTGGTGCTGACTTCGCCTTGAATAATGGACCTATTGCGCTGAGTAATTGCAGGTTTACCAACAACTCGTACTCGGGGATTACATCGACTGCTGCAGGAGGGTTGCTGCTAACAGGCTGCACCATGACAAACAATGGTGATGCTACCCCGGTCCCAGCAGCAACCGACGCTTGCGGAGTGAAAATCACAGCAGGTGGTGGTGGTCTTGTCATGTCGGGTTGTTTTGCTGGAGCGTATGGTGGCGGTACTGCACAGCAGTACGGGGTCAGTATAGGTGCGTCCATTACTCAGTTCGATATTTCCGACTGCTATCTGACTGGGAACATCATTGCCCCAATACTAGATAGTTCGGGTGCCACAATCACTAAGTTCATGACGAATAATCTTGGACTTACCACCAACACTACCGCCGGAAGCACCGTGCAGGGTCTGGTAGAGGCAACGGACACACACTCGTTCAAGGGTGCTGCGACTATCTCTACAAATAGCGCTTCACCCGCCCTTAAAATTACACAGGCTGGTGCTGGTAACGCGATACTGGTTGAAGATGTCGCAAGCGATACCACACCGTTCCTCGTCGATGCAAGTGGACGAGTGGTTATCGGCAACACGTCAGTGATCACAGGGTCATCGCTAGAGAATCACGGCCTGACCGATAACTTCAAATTCTCAGTCAATGCGGTTGGTCAGTCTGTGCGATTTTTCAAATCGAGAGGCACGCCCTCCGCACCGTGGACTACGCCTGTGGTGTCGGGGGACAACTTGGGAGTGTTGGACTTCTATGGTGCAGATGGTACTACCGTCATTCTCGGTGCAAGGATAACAGCAACTGTGGATGGTACTCCGGGTGCCAATGACATGCCTGGGCGATTGGTGTTCAGTACCACGGCTGATGGGGCAAGTTCCCCGACCGAGCGGATGCGGATTGACAGTGGCGGGTTTACCAAGGAGCAGTCATTCGGTACAAATCTGGTAACCAACACAGCGGCAACATACACGGTTCTGTCCACTGACCATATGATTGTGCAGACAACTGCTGCGTCTGTGTATACACTACCTGCTGCTGCCTCGTTCACCGGACGCCGATTGCACCTGCTGACTCAGTTTGCAGGCACTGTGACATCCGCGTCTTCTAATGTGGTCCCGATTGCAGGGGGTGCCGCTGGAACTGCGATCCTGACTGCAACTGCTGGAAAGTATGCATTGTTGCAATCTAACGGGACCAACTGGTTGATAGTCGCAGCCAATTGACCTAGAATATAACGTACTGGTGCGTTTCATCAGGGAATCTCAGGATTCAAACCATGACAGATGAAGTTCAAGCTTTAGCGGAAGTAGCGCCCGTGACAGAACCAGTTGGGACGGCCCCGACTGAGACTGTGGTTGAGAATACGCCGGAAGAAAAGCCAGCAGAGGTAGCCAAGACTTTCACTCAGGAGGAATTGGACGCAGCTATTGGTAAACGTCTTGCACGAGAGCAACGTAAATGGGAACGGGAACAAGCCCAACGACAAGCGGAAACGCAGGTCTTGAGGGCACCTGTTGAGATTCCCCCACTGGATCAGTTCCAGTCTCCAGAGGCTTATGCGGAAGCATTGGCTCTCAAAAAGGCACAGGAGTTGGTATCGGCAAGGGATTCTGAGCGGGAAAAGATGCAGGTTGTAGAAGCCTATCACGAGCGTGAAGAGGAAGCACGGAGCAAGTATGACGACTTTGAACAAGTCGCATATAACCCGAATGTCCGAATCACGACCACGATGGCGGAAACGATCCAGTCGTCCGACATTGGACCCGATGTGGCTTACTACCTTGGTTCAAACCCCAAGGAAGCAGATCGCATCTCCCGGCTATCACCACTCATGCAGGCGCGTGAAATTGGGAAGATTGAGGCTGTCGTATCCGCGACTCCCCCGGTCAAGAAATCATCGAATGCCCCGGCTCCGATTGCGCCGGTCACTGCCCGTAGCGTAGGCTCCCCAGCCTATGACACCACCGACCCACGGTCTATCAAGACCATGAGTACATCGGATTGGATTGCTGCTGAACGTGCCCGACAATTGAAGAAATCCGAGGCGCAACGCTTACGCTAAAACTTGAAAGGATGACGCTATGTCTAATAGCATTCTCACCATTGACATGATCACCCGCAAGGCGCTCGAAATCCTCGAGAACAACCTCGTGCTCACCCGCAACGTGAACCGTCAGTACGACGACTCGTTCGCCGTAGAAGGTGCCAAAATCGGCTCCACTCTGCGCATTCGCCTGCCCGACCGTGCTTTGGTGACTGACGGTGCCGCCCTGCAAGTACAGGACGACAACGAACAGTACACCACTTTGTCCGTGTCTAGTCAGAAACACATCGGTGTGAATTTCACATCGGCTGAACTGACCATGCAGTTGGACGACTTCGCAGATCGTGTTCTGAAACCTCGTATTTCGCAATTGGCGGCATCCATTGACGCCGATGTGGCGAATGCGTACAAGAACATCTGGAACTCGGTGGGCACCCCTGGCACGACTCCTGCCACTTCACTGGTGCTGTTGCAGGCCCAGCAGAAGCTGAACGAGAATGCCGCTACCATGTCGCCACGTTACGCTACCGTGAACCCCGCTGCCAATGCTGGTCTGGTGGAAGGCATGAAAGGTCTGTTCAACCCAACCGATACCGTGTCCCGTCAGTTCCGCAATGGCATGATGGGTACTGGTGTTCTGGGCTTCGATGAGATCAACATGTCGCAGTCGATCAAGCAGCACACTACTGGTTCTCGCGATGCCGGTGCAGCAACTACGGTCAAGACCACTGTGTCTAGTCAAGGTGCCACCACCATGACCCTGACTCAAGGTTCTGTGACCACTACGCTGAAAGCCGGTGACGTGTTCACCATCGCTAACGTGTACGCAGTGAACCCGCAAACTCGTGAATCGACTGGTTCGCTCCAGCAGTTCACCGTTACCAGCGATGTGACCGCATCTTCTGGCGATTGGGCTGTTACTGTGACTCCCGCGATCTACACATCGGCTCACGCTCTGGCGACTGTTGACGCCTTCCCGGTTGCAACAGCTACCGTGACGTTCTTGGGTGCGGCATCCAGCCAGTACGCTCAGAATTTGGTGTACCACAAGGATGCGATCACCTTCGCTACTGCCGACTTGCTGTTGCCTCAAGGTGTTGACATGGCATCCCGCCAAGTCCACAACGGTATCTCGTTGCGTGTTGTGCGTCAGTACGACATCAACAATGACCGTATGCCTTGCCGTATCGACGTTCTGTACGGTTACAGTGCGATTCGCCCACAAATGGCGACCCGTATCTGGGGTTAACCCTAATCTCCCGGTTCGCCGGGGGTTTTGAAACAAATTTGGAGAAAACATCATGGCTATTCCTTCTATTGGTGGTGGTCGTCAGTTCGGCGATGGAAACGTGAATGAGTTGGTCTTGAGGGTGCAGGCAGATGTGCAGACAGCCACATCGACTGCTACTCTGACCGCCGCTCAGACAACTGGTGGTATTCTGGTGGGTAACCCATCCACGACTGCCGCAACCTACACATTACCCACCGCTGCCGCTCTGGATGCCTCTGTTGGCAACGCTAAGGTCGGTAGCACGTTCGACCTGACGATCATCAACCTTGGAACATCCACAGGTCTGATTACGGTGGCAGTCGGTACAGGCATCACTGCTGTAGGCAACCTCGTTGTTGCAATCACAGGTAGTGCAGCCGGTGTCGGTGGTGCAGGTGTGTTCCGGTTCCGTAAGACCGGTACATCTGCATGGTCTGTGTACCGCGTGTCGTAATGAACCAGGGGGCTTCGGCCCCTGTCCCCAATATGCCAATCATTTACATGAGTCACTTCCTTCACGGCACCAAGGTCGCTACGATGGAGCAGGAGGCTGTTTACGATGAATCTAAAGGGTGGGTGCGGTATACTCCGAGTGCGCAACCCATCGAGAACATCGAGGTTCCAGTGAATCAACTGGATGTCAAGCGTAAATACACACGCCGCCCGATCAGTGAGGCATCCGAAGGAGCTTAGGAATGAGTACCACCACAGCCGGGGACCAGATCAATGCCGCACTGCGGTTAATCGGTGTACTGGCCGAGGGTGAAGTTCCTTCCGCTGCCACCTCTCAGGATGCGCTATCCGCATTCAACCAAATGCTGGATTCGTGGAGTACAGAGCGCCTATCTGTCTACAACACGCAGGATCAGGTGTTCACATGGCCTGCTGACACAATCACCCAGACTCTCGGACCCTCTGGCGACTTCATCGGTAATCGCCCGGTGTTGCTGGACGATGCGACGTACTTTCGAGATGCGTCCACTAACGTGTCGTTCGGCATCAAATTCATCAACCAGCAGCAGTACGATGGTATCGCGGTAAAGACCGTCACCAGCACGTACCCGCAGATCATGTGGATCAACATGGAGCATCCGAATATCTCCATGACGATCTACCCGAAACCCACTCGTCCTCTAGAGTGGCACTTCATCTCGGTTCAGGAACTGACCCAGCCTGCCACGCTGAACACATCATTGCTGATCCCTCCGGGGTATCTCCGGGCATTCAAGTACAACCTTGCGATGGAGCTTGCCCCTGAGTTTGGGGTGGAACCGTCGCCGCAGGTCAAGCGGATCGCCATGACCAGCAAGCGCAACATCAAGCGGATCAACAACCCCGACGACATCATGGCGATGCCGTACTCACTGGTTGTCACTCGCCAGCGCTTTAATGTATACACGGGCAATTTTTAAGCCATGCGTTCACCTATACTTGGCTCATCTTATGTGGCAAGGTCGGTCAATGCGGCAGACAATCGCATGGTCAACTTGTTCCCAGAAGCCATCCCCGAGGGTGGCAAGGAACCCGGATTCCTGAACCGCGCACCCGGACTACGGCTGCTGGGTGAGGTGGGAACCGGTCCGATTCGTGGGATGTACACATTCAACAATGTCGGGTATGTGGTATCCGGCAATGGCTTTTTCCGGGTCACGCCTTTCCCCTATGTCGCATCGTATCTGGGGAGCGTGTCCGGTTCCGGCCCCGTCATCATGTCGGACAACGGGACTCAGTTGTTCATCGCCTGCAATGGACCCAGCTTCATCTACAACAGCAGCACCAACGTGTTGGCGTCCATAACAGACCCTGATTTCGAGGGTGCTGTCGCTGTCGGGTATCTGGACGGGTATTTCGTATTCAACCAGCCCAATAGTCAGAAAGTGTGGGTCACGAGTCTCCTAGATGGTAGCTCAGTGGACCCTCTGGACTTCGCCAGTGCCGAGGCATCCCCTGACAAACTTGTCACATTGATCGTGGATCACCGTGAAGTGTGGTTATTTGGCACCAACTCGGTAGAGGTCTGGTACAACTCAGGGGGCACGGATTTCCCCCTTGCACGCATCCAAGGTGCGTACAATGAGATCGGGTGCGCTGCTGCCCACTCAGTCGCCAAGCTAGACAATGGTATCTTCTGGTTGGGATCGGATGCCCGTGGTCGGGGGATCGTTTACCGCGCCAATGGATACACGGGCACTAGAGTTTCCACCCATGCCGTGGAGTGGCAGATTCAGCAGTACGGCGATCTTTCTGATGCAATCGGGTACACCTATCAGCAGGATGGTCACGCCTTCTATGTGCTGATCTTCCCTAGCGCTAATACGACATGGGTCTATGACGTAGCCACTCAATCGTGGCATGAGCGGGCGGGGTTCTACAATGGTCAGTTCACTCGTCATCGTAGTAACTGCTTCGCCACGTTCGGCAACGAGTTGGTAGTCGGGGACTACGAGAATGGGAATGTATACGCATTCGACCTGAATAAGTACGATGATAACGGGGCACCTCAAAAGTGGCTCCGTTCGTGGCGTGCTCTACCTACAGGTCAGAACAACCTGACCCGTACCGCACAGCACAGCCTCCAGCTCGATTGTGAGTCTGGTGTCGGTCTGAACCAGTTGGACCCCTTTGGTGAAACCGGTATGCCCGGTGACGTACTGCTGATAGAGAGCGGTGATTTCCTGATCACGGAAAACGGAAACCGTATCGAAATCACCTACGAGATTACTCCGATGCAGAACCCGATTGTCGTTCTCCGTTGGTCGGATGATGGCGGTCACACTTGGTCGAATGAGCATTACAGTCGCATGGGCAGCATCGGCAACTATCAGACCCGTGTGTTCTGGCGTCGGCTGGGCATGAGTCTGAAACTGCGAGATCGCGTGTATGAGGTGTCAGGAACAGACCCTGTGAAGATTGCTATCATGGGTGCCAATTTGCTACTGAGTCCAACCAATGGCTGACCCGACATTACCCTCATCACGAACGGATTTCATTGACCCGCGAACAGGTAGGCTGTCGCGTGAGTGGTATTTGTTCTTTCTGAACTTGCACACAGGCGGTACAAACTCGGGGGAGTCCGTGTTGGTGGCACCTGACAATTCGGTGGTCGCATCCAAGATTGATGAACTGAGCAAGACCGTACAAGGTATTGAGACAGCCCCTCGATACGAGCCCGAGTCGTTGTTCACGCAGGCTGGTGCTGGTGCGATTACCCGAACCTCTCAAGCCAAGGCCCGTGAGTGGGTGAGCGTAAGAGACTATGGTGCTGTCGGAGATGGTGTTACCGACGATGGCCCCGCATTGCAGGCAGCCCTCACATACGGCACATCCACAGGGAAAACCATATTCATCCCCGCTGGGGTTTATCTGTGTACCACCCCGCTACTCATGGATGACACTGCCACATCTGTGTCATTTACAGGACCGCGATGCAACATTATCGGTGACGGGAGCGCTAACACCAGCATCGTATATCCATCTGGTACGGATGCATTATTCGCAATCGGTAACAGTTTCCTGCAATACCACATCACCATAACAGGCGTATATCTAGAGGGGCCGGGCGGTGGAGCACCGGGGACCGGAACTGCCCTTGCTGTACAAAACGCATTGTTTTTCTCGATGAATGATGTACGGGTGACGGGGTTTAGAACAGGAATGGTGGGTACGGATATTTACAATATGTACTGTGCTAACTCCACATTCGCGTATAACGTCGAGGGGATGTACCTTCAAGTCGGCACATACACCCACCCGAATGCGATTACATTCATTGCGACTACATTCGGGTACAACTCTAACTTTGGACTGAATGCCCAGCTTGTCATCACCATGAACTTCTTTGGTGGGACGTTTCAGGGAAACGGCATCGGGGGAAGCGGGGCATTCGTAGGTGGTGCTGACATAAGCATGGGGCCAGATGGTGCAGCGGGTTGCAATCTACAGGGTGTGTATTTTGAAGAAAATGCCGGGGATGCTGACTTGTTCATTGATGGGTTGAACAGCGCAGGTTGCAATATCACAGGATGCACATTCAATCGCGTAACAAGTGCTCACTACACCACGAATAACATTCTGACGAATGCTGCGGCGGGTAAAACCGTAAAAGTGGCAATGTCAGGGTGCGGGTTCGGTGGTTTCAACACGTATACCCCAAATGCGGCACGACAGTGTGTTTGGACAACAGCGGGAACCGTTCGATACTCATGGCATGGGTGCTATTTTAGTTCAGCTACAGATGAACCAACGTATCCAGAAATCCCAAACTACATCGTTCTCGGTAGTAGCTCCCCCACGTACTCCTCAGTATCCGATCTAATACGAGGGGTTGCGATGGATGTCACGGGATCGGCCACAGCCACAGTTGATCTGACAAACGCCCCGCAGGGGGGGAATAACAAATGGTTAAAGGTCACATCAGACTCGGTGGGCATATTCGGCTATATTCCGATATGGCATGCCTGACACGAGTTACAATGCATTCTGATTATGAGGTAACATCATGACACTGGCTTTAACACCTTCCCCGAAACAGCAATATTTCGACAATAATGGGAATCCGTTGGTCGGTGGGAAGCTGTACTCGTTTGCCGCTGGGACCAATACTCCACTCGCCACGTACACTGATTCCACGGGTAACACCTCTAACCCGAACCCCACGATTCTGGACTCCCGTGGGGAGGCCAGCATATGGCTCAGTACGGTAGCGTACAAACTGCGGCTGGTTGACGCAAACAACGTCGAAATCTGGACCGTTGATAACGTAGCTGACGAGGTTCTTACGATCCCCGCCGCTCTGGCCGGGAGCGGTGGCTCTGCACTGGTCGGTTTCATCCAAGCTGGTACAGGTGCTGTTGCTCAGACCGCGCAGAGCAAGATGCGCCAATACGTCAATGTGGACGATTACATTGATTTCACCACATTCGTGGATGGCGTCACCGATGTAACAGGTCAGATTCAGAACGCGATCACATTTGCCCAGACCACAGGTAACGGCCACATGGAGGTACGGTTCTCGTCGCGCAAGTACCGGGTGACAGGTACTCTGGTTGTAACCGGTCCTGTGCGATTGGTGGGTGAAGGGTATCTGGACTTCCAGAATGCCCGACCCATCACGATCCCTCCGAATGGTTCATGGTTAATCCATGCGAACGCAGGTGGTCCCCTGATCCAGTTCACGGGCGACATGGGCAAGTCGTCCGGCATGACCAACCTCGCAATCTTCCAAGAGGGCCACCCTGTACCCGGTGGGGGCTGGAGTCCCGCATCTCGGGATTGGGTCATTCGGAACGAAAATACATATGGCACCTTGATTCTGGACCGGGTTCACTTTCACGGGGTCTACAAGGGTGTATACACGAACAACTCTGCCCGTCCTCATTACGAGAACATCACAGGTCAATTCTTCTATCAGGGTTTCCAGTTTGACCAGATTTACGATTTGGGTAAGCTGGACGGTCTACACGCTTGGACGTACTGGAGCGAGGCTGACAGTGTTCTACAGTGGCAGCAGGCCAACTGTATCGAGATCACCTTGTTGCGAGTGGACGGACTCTGGATGGATCGCATTTTCACATTTGCGGTGAAGGAGTCGATCCATATCAGCACCAGCGGCTCGGGTGGCACCTCCCGCGTGATTGACATCAACGGGCTGTATGCTGACTTTACAGGTCGGGCTATCGTGATAGACAGCAGCGTGGCTCACGTTGCCGTGAACCAGATATTCCACCTTGGGCAAGCGTGGCCCCCAGCTAGCCCCGCTGTGGTGCTCACGGGTGCGTGTGCTATCGACATTACCGCTGGTACGAACCACAATGTGCAGGTGTCCAATCTGTACTCTGTGTTGTCTGAGGGTAGCGCGATTAAAGTAGCGGGTACGAGCAATCAGATTTGGATTTCCAACACCATCATTGAACAGTATGACCGTGCCGGTAGCGGGGCTGGTGCCTTCCTGCCCACCGCGTCCAATCTGATCCACCTTGGTGCATTTGCATCGCTGGGTAAGTACGGCGGTGGTGCCACATCCTATGTGGCAGGTACTCCGGGTGGTACTGTGACCTCTCCGACTGTGCAAAAGACGGTTACTGCCACAATCAACACCCCGGTTACGTCTGGTAGCGCATCTGGGCAACTGGTCCCTTACACAGCCGAAGGCGAGGCGAATGTGGGCGTGGCGCTGATCGCAGCCGGGACAGGCACCGCACAGCTTGGTGCAGCAGGGAACAAGATCGCATTCTATGCCGGATCATCGGCGGTCAAGGGTACTCTGACGGGTGCTAAGGGTGGCAATGTCGCACTAGCGAACCTGATCACCTATCTCGCGGATCGCGGATTGCTGACAGATGGTACAACTTAAGGACAGATCATGGCAGTTACACCAAAAGTCCTGATTGAGTCGAAGAATGCAGAGAACACCCAGACTCTGCAATACGTCACAGCAGCCGGGGTCACTACCCTGATTGACAAGTTCACCTGTACGAACTACGGGACCGTGCTCGCCACCATCAGCGTGAACCTGATCCCGAATGCGGGAACCGCTGCAAACTCGAACCTGATTACAGCAGTTAAGACCCTACAACCGAAAGAAACCTACACGTTCCCTGAACTTGTCGGTCACGCCTTGGCACAAGGGGATTCGATCAGTACAATAGCATCCGTAGCAACAACTCTCAATATCCGGGCTTCCGGGCGTGAGGTGACATGACGACCTGCCTTGTTCCGAATCGTGCGCTGGCTGTCCTCATTGGGTACGCAGCCACGGATTGGAACGAACCTATCAACTACTCGGAATATGAGCGACGGTTGGATACTTGGGACGTGCGATTGATTGTGCGAGATGGTGAAGGTATCGGGGCAGTGTATCTCAAAGAGGGGGAGGTGCATGTATCCGTGCTACCCGAGTGGCGCGGACGCTGGGCCACCAAGGGGATCATCAAAGAGATTTTCAATCACCCTAATGTGTTCACCAAGGTGGCTGCCGGGCATGACCACATGTTCGGGATTCTGGAACGATTAGGGTTTACTAGAACGGGTGGCAACACACTCGTAAAGGAGCATTGACATGGGCATCATGGAAGGAATCATGGGAGCAAGCGCCCTACTTGGCGCGTCGTCCTCCCGTTCGGCTGCTAGTGCTCAAGCAGACTCCGCAGACCGTGCAGCCCAGCTACAGGCTGACCAGTACGCCCAGCAACGCGCAGATCAGGAGCCTTTCCGTCAGGCAGGAATCACGAGTCAGAACCGACTCATGGAGCTTCTGGGTATCGGTGGGAACGCTGGTGCAGCAGGCTACGGTAAATATGGTCGTGACTTCGGGATGGAGGATTTCCAGCAAGACCCCGGCTACGGGTTTCGTCTGTCCGAGGGGTTGAAAGGTCTGGACCGTCAAGCCGCTGCTCGGGGTGGGCTGATCTCGGGCGCTGCTCTCAAGGCTGCCACTCGATACGGTCAGGAAATGGGCTCCCAAGAGTACATGAACGCATTTAACCGATACCAGACTAACCGCAGCAACCAATTGAACCCACTGCAAAGCCTCATGGATGCCGGTCAGACTTCCACCAACCTCATTGGTTCTGCTGGTCAGAACTACGCGAATCAGGCAGGTCAGGACTATATGGGCGCGGGCAATGCTCGTGCATCCGGGTACATGGGCACTGCGAATGCGCTATCGGGTGGCCTGAGTCAGTATCTGAATTACAACCAGGGTCAGAACATGCTGAACGCTCTACGCGGAACCCAACCCTCTACCGGCTACACGGGTGGGGGGAATTCAGATCGAGGGTTCCTGTACAGTGACTATGGATACGGGGGCTGATCATGCCAATTGACTCTAGTATCGCTATGGGCTATCGAGGGGTGGACATCCCGAACCCCTTGAATGCATTCGCCCAGATGCAGCAGATTCAAGCCGCCCAACAGAACAACGCCCTCGGTCAGATGAAGATGGCCGAGATGCGCCGGGGTATTGATGAACAGAACCGCCTACGGTCCACATTGTCCGGGTTCGCTCCAGACATGAAGATCGAGGATCAGGTGAACCAACTCGCACGAGGGGGGTTTCTGGATCAGGCTCGCAAGCTGGCTGAGTCTCACGCTAAGGCGTCCAAGGACATCCGAGATACTGAGAAATCGGCATTCGAGGTGCAGAAGCTCAAGCAAGAGGACAGGTATCAGCGGCTTCGCAATCTTGCCAGTGACCCAAGCGATGCCCGAATTGTGGCACATCTCGATGAAGTCATGCGATCACCTCTTTACAACGACCACGATAAACAGTTGGCCGACACCGACGCTCAAGCTCTCTTGACCAAATCGCCCGAGCAGCGAGCAAACATACTTCGACAATATGGCGCGTCTGCGTCTGACCTGAAACCGCAGAACATCTCCCAGAACCTGGGCGGTTCTATCCGCGAACTCCAGATCGGACCTACGGGTAAAGCTACTGTGATTCCGGGTACTGAGGCTGCAATCAGCGTGTCGCCTGATGCGCAGTTGCGTGCTAATGTTCAGGCACGGGGGCAGGATATGGCCGCTGACGCGAAGGCAGCAAAGGGTGCTAATCTGAAACCGATCCCTCCGCATGTCAACACCGCGATCATCAAGAATGACCAGAGCTTGAACCAGATTGACAAAGCAATCGGGTTGCTCTCGGGCGCTCTTGAAGGTGGTGATAAGAACGCCACGGGTTTGAAAGGCTACCTACCGACACAGGTTCTCAATCGCGCATACCCCGAGGGTGTCAAGACCCGTGCTGTCATTGCCGACATCGGCTCACTAAAGCTGCATGATCGCAGCGGTGCGGCTGTGACAGCAAGCGAGTTCCCCCGACTCGCCCCATTCATCCCATCCGAAAAGGATGACCCTAAGACTGCATTGGTGAAACTCAAGCAACTCCGTGCCGTTGCAGCCGGGGAACAAGAGGCGCTACAGAGCACCTACAGCGAGGATCAGGGATATAGGTCTAGCCCTGTAGGCAGGGATGCTCCAGCCCCATCCTCTCCTGCTGCAAAGAGCAGCGGTGGGGATCGGGACAGTGAGGACTTGGCTGCAATCAATCGTGAAATCTCTCGCACCAAGCCCGGTGAGACTGGACGGCTGGAGATTCTGAATCAGGAGAAACGTGCGATTCAGCAGCGCATCAAGTCTGCACCTACTGGTAAGACAATAGTCCGAACAGGTACGGCACCTGACGGACGCAGAGTCGCTCAGTACAGTGACGGGAGCACAGGTTATGTCGATTGACCTCGCCAATGTTAAGTGGGACGAGTCCCCACAGATTGATCTCGCCAGCGTCAAATGGGATGACGCATCCAGACCAAAGAAGCGCGCGGCTCAACCACAGCAGGAGTTCGGCACCGATATACCCCAATGGGGCAGAGAGAACCCAAACTTCTATGGAGTCATGGGTGCGCTGCGTGAGACTCTGGGGTTGCCCGTGGAGGCACTTGCCAGCGCAGCCGGTGGTGTCCTTGGTACTGCTGGCGGTCCTATCGGGTCAGTAGGGGGTGCTGGCCTAGGTTACGGTATCGGCAAAGGCATCACCCGACTGGCAGATGTGGCCTTGGGTAACGTCGCCCCTGTGTCGGCTGGTGAAGGGCTCACTCAGGCAGTGGGTGACGTAGCCACAGGTGCCACGATGGAGGGTGTAGGGCGAATCGCTGCTCCCGCCATCGCTAAGGGTGTAGGCTGGGTCGGGGATCGTCTGGTAGGTCCGTCTCTTGCCAAGCTGAACGCGGCCAAGATCGCCCGAGATGTCGCGGGAGCCAAGTTGCCTCAAGTGCAACAGGCAATCGCTAACGCACCATCGAATATCACGGCGGCTCAAGCAATCCAAGAGGCGGGAGTGAATGTCCCTCCGATGCAGGCTCTGGGCGGCTTGGCTGCTCGTAAGGCGAGTACCCATTTCAGCGACCAACTGATTCAGCAGGAAGCCGCACGACTGGCGGCATTGAAGGCCGCTGCTCCTGATCTGGATGTTGCCACAGCGGCCCAAAAGGCATTCTCGGCAGCGAACTACGGCAAGGCATTCGACGCGGATGCCCAGCGTCTAGCTGCTCTGGCGCAGCAGTCAGCCCGTAACGCAGCATTCGGTGGTGCCGGTGGCGCTGTACCAGTGCAGGCGATCAGTCCAGAATTACAGGCGCTCAAGGGTATCCCGGCAATCGAGGCGGCGTCCAAAGCAGCCAGCGCTCGTATGACTGGTGGCGGTGATCCGATGGAGACTCTGCAAGGACTCCACACGATGAAGCTCGCCATTGATGCGCAACTCAAGAACCCGACTCTTCCGACATCCCTCCAGAGTCTGGACAAGTCGGCTCTCATGGAGGCTCGGACCCGTCTGCTAGAGGCGATTGAGGGCACTGCTACCAGTCAGGGCGTGTCACCATTGTACAAGCTTGCACGGGTTGAACATGCCGCAATGGGACGCCCCATTGAACAATCCAATATCCTGAACAACCTTGCGTCGATCTTACAGAAACCCGGTGGTGGTGAACGCGCAACCCCGTTCCTGAATGCCTTGGGTCGTGGTGAGGATGCAGCACTCAAGGGTGCCGGGGTCAACCCTGCATTCGGGGACATTGAGTCCAAGTTGCTCCCGCATCAGTATGAGCCGGTGGTGAAGGCTGCGAAAGAGATTGAGCGCAATATCCAGATGGGTAAAGCAGCCAAAGAGGGCAGTACCGAACTGGCAGCAATCCTTGACAAAGACACACTATCGCTACGCAAACTGATTCCCAATGTGATGAATCGCACGGTCACGGGTACCGTGAAAGCGCTCGATCTGGCAGAAGCTGCACTGAGCCGCAAGACCACTGAGGCTCTGACAGAGGCCATGAAGTCGGGAAAAAATCTACAGGATTTGTTTAATACAATCCCGATGTCGGAGCGCAACAAGATTCTGAAAGTGATGATTGACAAAGACCCTTCCCTACTCGTCCGGGCTACACGTATTGCACCCGGAGCGGCAACAGTCAATGCGCTATCATCTAGGCAGAATGAGAATGCCCTAGCGGATTAGCAACAGAGAGGTAACCATGGATCAGGTCATCATCAATTGGATTCTTAGCGGTTTCGGTGCCCTGATCGGGTTCTTACTGAATGTGGTGTGGCAAGCCGTGAAGGACTTACAAAAGGCTGACAAAGACCTGACAGCCAAGATATCTGAAATCGAGGTTCTGGTTGCCGGGGCATACGTCAAAAAGGACGACTATGACCGGACTACTATCGCACTGTTTGCCAAGATAGACAGAATCTATGATCTATTGAGCAACAAGGCCGACAAATGACATTCCGACTGTCGCTGGCATCCATGAGCAAGCTGGTCGGGGTACACCCTGATCTGGCTGCCGTTGTGACCCGTGCCATCGCTCAGAGTCCGATTGACTTCATGGTCATCGAGGGTGTACGCACCAAGGAGCGACAAGCCCAACTCAAGGCCGCTGGTGCCAGCCAAACGATGCACAGTCGGCATCTGACCGGCCATGCCGTAGACCTAGGGGCACTGGTCGGTGGAGAGTTACGGTGGGATTGGCCCCTGTATCACCAGATCGCAGATGTGATCAAGAAAACCGCTGCTGAAATGAACATCCCAATCGAATGGGGTGGTGACTGGACAAGTTTCAAAGACGGTCCTCATTTTCAACTACCTTGGAGCAAGTACCCATAATGGACCCATTAACCATCCTCGCGGCTCTTGGTCCCCTAGCGGTAGACCTAGGGAAATCCCTGATTGGTCGGTTCATCCAGACCGATGTGTACAAGCCCGTCAATATCGACGAGTATACCAAGATGCGTCAGACTGACCTTGAGATGTTCAAGGCCATGAATGACGCCGGGGGCACGAATCCCTCATACCCGTGGGTGGAGGCTATCGTGCGCCTCATGCGTCCGGGTGTTGGCCTCATGGTGCTGGGCACATGGGCTTACATGAAACTGAACAACATGGACAGCGCATCCGTTGATAACTTTGCGGGAGCAGTCGGGTTCTATCTGTTCGGAGATCGGACCCTGTTCTACTCCCGCAAACCCAAGTAACTATTGACCCCGCGATCTACGGTACTCCTTGATCGCGTTACGCAGACCCGCTTGGGTCTGCGCTTTTTCATCCAGCGCCAGCACCTGAGCCTGATCCAGGGTGTCCCGCATCAGTATCCGATGACAGACAACGGGGACACCTTGTCCCTGACGGCGTATGCGAGCGTTTGCTTGGTCGTACCCGTCCAAACTCCATGTCATCCCAAACCAAACGACAATGTGTCCATTGTCCTGTAGCCCATCGATCCCATGTCCTGCTGATAGATGGTGGGATATCATAAGCTGACAATTACCCGACTTCCATCGCCACATCGCATTGTTCAGAGATGCCTCTGATTTGCAATCGGTCAGGTTGATTGGGTCAAGGTGCTTGAATTTCTCCATGACCCGCTGCGCGTCACTTCTGTACTGATACCAACACAGCACAGGGCTCCCCTGAGCCTCGTCTATGATCTCCTCCAGGGCATCTAGCTTCAACTCGTGTATCGGCTCCCACAGAGGCATACCGGGCACCGGATAGACTGCGCCGTTGGAAAATTGCAGACACTTGTTGGTCAGGGATGCTTGGTTGAACATCTCCACCTCGGTGCCCGAGTCCAGCAGCAGGAAAAACTCCTTTTCCATCTGGTCATACTTGTCCCGCAGGTTGCTCGGCATCTCGATCTCGATGTTGTTCACCACCAGGTCGGGCAATGGGTTGTAGTCCTCCGCTGACATTTCGAGTGTGATGTCACCGATCAACTGCTTGATGGTTGTCTCAGTGTCCTCATAAGGAACCTCTTTGTACGGTCCCGCCTTCTTATAGAACCGATGCCGAAACGCGGTCTTGGACGTACCCAATCGAACACCCTTGTCCACCACGAGATACTGACCATGCAGGTCTTTGTACCCGTTGGATGCCGGGGTTCCCGTGAGTCCGGTAGACCAGATGAAGTGGTCAATGACCTTCTTGAACGACTTGACTCGCTGCGTGGCACTGTTTTTCATCTTGCTCACTTCATCCCAGACGATGCCGTTGAACGGAATCTCTTTGCCCTTGGATATAAAGTAGGTGTGCAGAGTCTCCGCGATCCAGCCTAGGTTTTCATAGTTCAGGAGATAGATGTCAGCAGGGCGAAGTAGAGCCC